CCTGCCGGTAATGCTACAAAATCTCCTGCCGCTTTTATGTTTTCCCAATTGTTAAATTTTCTCATTTTCATTCTCCTTGTTTGATGTTATAAAATTCTCTTATTTTGGTATCTACAAACTTTAAATCGTTATCAATCGTTATACTATCAAACAATCCGACAGGACTTTTAACAGTATCCATGCCATTTGTTTGCGTAGTAAACATATATTTTCCATCTTGAACCAGTGTTTTTAATACGATGGTAAACATGCCTTCTAATGTGATTTTTTCATCTAACATTCTTCCGATTGTTTTAAATTTTTCGTTACCATTATTATCACGCTCTATATGACCTAAAAAATAAACGATTACATCACTGGGCAAATCTTTTATGACCATTTGCACTAAATTCCAAAAATTTAATGCTATATCAGTGAACTTTTGGTATCCGTTTGATTTTGCATTACGCATAAACTCATTTACCATTAAATATTGAGCATCATCAATCACAATAGATTTTGTTTTTGAACGTGAAATCGCATTTGAAATCAAACTATAATCATCGGAATTGAAAGGTTTTAAATCTGTTTTAAAAGGAAGCGGTTTATATCCAACATTGATAATACCAAGTTCTCCGTATTTAAAATTTCGCATAGAAGTTGTTTTTCCGCTTCCCGATTCCCCGATTATAAGTACAGGAATCCCCATAAAATCACTCCTTTATTTTCAGAGGACACTGCTCTCCAATACAGTTCAACGGGTCAAGTATCCACTCGCTTGTTAAACGGCAGCTGTATCTTTTATAGTTTTCTTCGTACTTTAAAAAAAGCCAGCACCAACGGCAAGCAACGTCACCGTTAGGGAAGTTTATTTCAACCTCCGTTTCTCCTTTTTTGTATGAAGATACACCGTTACTCTTCATCTTCTCGCACCTCGTCCCAGTCGCCGCTATAAAACCATTCAACCAACATTTTTTCAAATTCTTCGGTCATTTTTTTGTCCGGTTCTGCCAGTGGTCTTTTATCATATCCCAGCTTTGACATGGCATAAGCCACAGCTTCCTCTTTATATACCAGCCCGACATCACGATTTTTACATATTCCTTGATAGCCGATTAATGGCGGCTGCTTAAAAAGTGGATGGTCTTCATATTTCATTTGACACATACTCTCCTATCTGCTATACTTTTTATGTATATATTTTTCCTTGCCCTTTGTCGGTGTTCCAGCACCAACAGGGCTTTTTCTTTTTTTACTTAAAAGGTGATGGACTACTGCCAGCATAGCTATCCCTGCAAGACACACGGCTTGTCCTATAAAGAAACCTGCTGTATCAAGCCTGCCTTGCTCAAAGCTCCCGACTACGCCAAGGGCTGATATAGTCAAGGCAAAAGTTAGTCCGATTGTTACCCAGTCAAATATTTTTCTCATTTAGTCATCTCCTATCACTACCTGTGGTAGCTTAAACTCTACGCCTATAAGCGTATACAAAATACACAGCTCTTTAAGCGTCATATTAGAAGCATCTTTCACTCTCTGATTAACGGTACTCCTTGACATACCTAACTTTATTCCCAGTTCTTCTACACTGAATCCTTTTTTGTCCTTGCAATACTTTATGACATGTGCTGCTTGCTTTTTATTTTTTTCAAGTAAAAGGTCTTTTCCATATGTTACTTTTGGCATTTTCTCACCTCCTTTCTGTGATTTTAATTAACATTTTATGTGAATCTGATTCACTAACCTTTCTCTCTGTTTTTGTTTTAATTGCCCTGCCTCCCATATAGTGGTAAAATTTGTTGGGGAGGAGGTGATTTTTTATGAAATTTATTTTTCAGTGTGGAGCGTGCGGTCATAAATACACAGTAAATACCAAGCGTGTTAACGATTCATCTTTTGGTAACTACTGTCCCAATTGTGAAGAGTATGTACCCCCAAAAGTTAAACAAATTGCCAAAACTGTTTTAAATTTAGATTCAGCTATCGGAATGGAAAACTGGAAACTTTTTGCGATACCAGATGAGCTGATTAAAGATGAACTGCTTTGGACAGAGTCGAAAGAGTAACTTTCACTAAATCCAATATTTCAAAACTTTGGTTATAGGTTAATTTATGTTCTTTAAAAACATTGATTATATCTGTAACCATTTTTTCTTGCTCATCTGCACTGATTAAATCTTTCAGCTTTGTAACTTCATCAAATAATTTTCTTGCAATAACATTCATTTTCTTTTCTCCTTCCTTAGTCGGTTTTTGTTAAGCGATGTTGTCTTGCTCTATTAACGGATAAATCCCTACTCCTTTTAACAAGTCATAGATAAACAATCGGCCTTTTTGTGTCCAGTAAGTATGAATTCTACTGTGCTGTTTACCGTCAGAACCGTTGTATACTTCTGTTTTTGATTTGGTATACCCTTTGTCTGCGTACTTTTGATACAGTAACCATACCCCACCTTGCTTAAACTGCACCTTGTTTTCATGCAAAATATTATTTAGCCAGATTGCACTTTTGCCATAGTCTTTCGCTATCTGTGTGGCTGATACCACATCAGGCGTTTGCAGTACAACATCGTAATAGCTTGCTTTTGGGCTGAATTCTGCCAGCATTTGTTTTTGTTGTAGATTTTCAATTTCTAAGCATTGAATTTTTTTATCTGCAATTTTTAAAGCCCTTGCCATTACCTTTTCAGGACTGTTCCATTCTTTTTCTAGCTGAATAAAATATTGACGTGCCTGCTTTCCTTTTTCGTTACGCTGTAACATGGAAATTTCTTTTGCCATTTCGATTGTTAGTTGGTGGTCTGTATATGTAGTTTCGTTTCCTTGAGCTGTTAGTCTTTTTTGACTAATAGCTAAATAGTCTACATTCTCATAAAATCCATATTCTTTCATACGGTCAAACCATTTCGTATACTGGGTATTACTTTCTAAGAATTCATGTAACTCTCGGCCCATTACTGTGGGGCGTTCATTTTCGTATGTCACTTTTATTAAATTTGTCATAGTTGCTCCTTTCTTTTTTTAATTTGAAATAAATCGTTTGGGGTTACTTCAGTGTTTTTTCTTTGGCACAATAAATAGGTCTGCGGATACTCCTAAAAATGAAACTATCCTGCTGAACTCATCAGAACTTAACTTTCGCTTCCCATTTAAAGAAAGACAAAGTTTATCTTTATTTATTCCAGTTTCATCTGAAACAACAGACTGTTTTATTTTATGTTCAACCAAATACAGCTTTATCTTTTCAGCTACTGTCATATTTTCACCACCTTTCTTTAATCCAATATTCTTGGACTGTAACTATATATTAATTCAATATTATTGAAATGTCAAGTGATTTTCGAAATAAATTTCAATTTTCTTGGATATTTCTATTTACTTTGTTACTTTCATATGGTAAAATAAAGTCACGGAGGGAAATAGAATGTTTGGTGATAAATTAAAAAAAGCTCGTATTAGTGCTAAACTTAAACAATCAGACTTAGCAAAAATTTTAGATACCACTAATACGACAATAAGCAATTGGGAAAATAATGTAAGTAAGCCAGATGTAGACACAATAGAATATATCTGTGGGGCATTAAATGTCCCTGCGAGTTACTTTTTTAACACGCCAGATTCTGTAACTCCAATTCTCACTATTACAGAACAAGCACACATAAAAAAATACCGCACTCTTGATGAGCACGGTAAAAAAGCAGTTGATTGTATTTTAAATGTGGAATACGAGCGTGTAGAAGCCACCAGAACACCAGTAATACCTATAAGTAATGTTATTACTCTATCCGAGTTTGAACAGCCTGTATCGGCTGGTAAAGGTGTTTACTTGGGAGACGGCAGTCAAACTATTACAAGAGAAGTTCCAAACACTGAAGAAACAAGAAAAGCTGACTTTATTTTGCGCGTATCTGGTGACAGTATGGAGCCTGACTACTCCGACGGCGATAGACTTTTAGTAAAGCGTCAGCATGATGTTGAAATTGGAGAAACAGGGATATTCATTTTAAATAATGAAGGTTTTGTAAAAAGGCGAGAAGTAGACCGCCTTGTGTCACTTAATCCAGTGTATGAAGACATACTCTTTCATGATGAGGACAGTGTTGAATGCAAAGGAAAGGTTATAGGGAAAATTCAACTCGGCCAAATAAAACCAGTGGATTACCCTGCGGAACCAGTAAACAGAGATGAACGTAAAGACACCGTTACAATCGGGATAGCTGCACGTGATGGTTCTTCTACACTAGAGCTTACACAAGAGCAGTACGAAAGACTAATCGAATTAGCGCAAAAAGAAGACACAAACGAACTGCCTGACGGAATTATCTAAATTACCAAAAATCCCCTAAGGAAAATAGCACCGCAAAGGGTTAAAATGGCCCTGAGGTGTTATATATGTATGAAAAATATAAAAAAGCAAGGGATTTATCATGGGAGATACTCTTAAAGGCTGACATCACCAGCTTACCTGTAGACTTGAATAAGGTGCTTAAAGCGATAGACGTAAAAGCGATTTTATATTGTGATGCTTTTTTTGATGCAGACAGTCCAAAGCTGAGAGGAAGCGACGGTTTTGTAACGAAAATTGGGGACAAAAAAGCCATATATTTAAATGAAAGTAAAGGTACTATACAGCGGCGGAGATTCACTCTAGCCCACGAACTGGGACACATTGTTTTAGACCACCCGATTAATCCGATTATATACCGCAATAGCGAAGTGGACGAAAATCAGTCCCCTACAGAGATACAAGCCAATATATTTGCCCGCGATTTACTCATGCCAGCTGGTGTGCTTGCCGCTCTACACATGACTACTGTGGACGAGATAATGCAAATATGTAATGTATCTCGTATATCCGCACAAATCCGCTTGGAAAGGCTCACAGAGCTATATAAACGCAACAAATTTGGCGCGCATCCGCTAGAGAGACAAGTTATTTCTCAATTTAAAGATTTTATTTCCAGTAAAAAGTGAACAGTTTGAATAAATTAATTTAATATCATTGTTGATGTGGGAGGTGTTTGCTTGTGGGTCTAGGCAAATCTAAAGAAGATAAAATCATAAAAAAACGAGAAAAAGAATTGAAAAAAGAATCAAAAGTTGCTTTTTTCGGAAAAACTTTACAACCTATTGGGCATATCCCCGCTGGTACATCTGTAATTCTTGCTTTAGAACCAAAGCAAAAGAAACTTATTATCAGATATGAAAAGTCACCAATAGCTTTGCCATACGAAAGAATTATAAGTTTTATTCTTGATAGTGAAGATAACCTTTCAAGCGGTGGACATGCTGGTGCAAGAGCTTTAGCCGGAGGAATTCTTTTCGGTTCAGCCGGAGCTGTTATAGGTGCAGCTTCTGCAAAAAATAAGAGTACAAAAAGGTGGATTGGAGTACTATCTTATAAAGACAAAGAAGGAAACGTAAAATCTCTGGATTTTTTACAGGATGGTTTTTCTGCTCCGTACGACGGAAAAGAAAAGCATTATGGAGCAGCGCAGTTTGAAGCAACTGTAAATAATATCGTTACAAAAAATTCAGAAATTATAACAGAACTATAACTCTTATAGTAAAAATAAAAAAACGCCCCTACCCTGTTGGCGCAGGATAAGGACGTTGACTATATAACCCTGTGGGCTACACAGTACAGTAATAATACCAAAAATATTGTACCATTGCAGCCCGTAAAAATCAAGGGGCTGCTTTTTTGCGCCCTTTTTTAGGAGGTACAGCAATGGCAAAGGCTAAAAAGCTACCGTCTGGTAAGTGGCGAGCTTTAGTATATGACTATACAGACAGTAATGGCAAAAGGAAATACCAATCTTTCACCGCAGAAACAAAAAAAGAAGCCGAGTTTTTGGCTGCTGACTACAGCTTAAATAAAAAGTTGAGGTCAAGCACTCACTCTATCACTTTATATGACGGATATACAAGATATATCGAGAGTAAAAGTAATGTTTTAAGCCCGTCAACTCTTAGAGAGTACAAACGACAACAAAAACATGATTTTCCAGAGCTTATGCCGCTTCCCATACAAAAAATAACGCAAGAAAATATTCAAGTTGCGGTCAACCACGCAGCAGGGCTGTACTCACCCAAAACGGTTCATAACATGCATGGGCTTTTGGTATCTGTTTTATCAATGTTTTTGCCAAATTTTAAGGTAAGCACAACGTTACCACAAAAGATAAAGAAAAAAGTCTACGTCCCCGATGATAAAATGATAAAATCTTTGATGGACACATGCACCAATCCTGACCTACTAAAAGCTATTATTTTAGCCTCCATTGGTACACTAAGACGGTCAGAAATAAGCGCCTTACTTGAAAGCGACCTTGTGGGAAACTCCGTAAAAGTGGATAAAGCTATGGTAAAAGATTCTGCCGGAAAATGGGTTGTGAAGCTACCTAAAACCGAAGAAAGTACACGTACTATAGATTTTCCACCAGAAACTATGAAATTGTTAAGAGAAGGACTACAAGAAGGAGAAAGAGTAGTAAATCTTACTCCAAACTCAATCACTGATGCTTTCGCGGAATTGAGAGATAAAGTCACCACCGAAAAGTTTGGAATTCACAAGCTACGGCATTACTCCGCTTCCATAATGCATGCGTTAAATGTCCCAGATATATACATTATGGAGCGCGGAGGGTGGAAGTCACGAGAAACACTACAAAAAATTTATACCCATGCACTAGACGACCAAAAGACAAAAAATGATAAAATTGTGTTAGACTACTTTTCGGAACTGTAA